ATGGCGAAGGCACCGGCCCCCGACGCCGATCGTTTGAAGGCGACGGTCGAAAAACTGGTGAGTTTCGGGACGCGGCATACATTGTCGTCGGCGACTGACCCCAAGCGGGGGATTGGCGCGGCGCGGGCGTGGGCGGCGGCCGAGTTTGCGCGGATTTCCAAGGGGTGTGGCGGCTGTCTGAAGGTCGAGAGCGTGTCGGAGCGCTTTACCGCGCCGCGCGTGCCCAATGGCGCGGATATTGTCGATGTGCTGGCGATCCAGACCGGGACGGGCGACCCCAATCAGGTGGTGATCGTCGCGGGGCATATCGACAGCCGGGTGAGCGACGTCATGGATGCAACCAGCGATGCTCCGGGGGCCAATGACAATGGGTCGGGCAGCGCGCTGGTGATCGAGGCGGCGCGGGTGCTGGCGGGCGAGAAATTTGACGGGACGATCGTCTATGCGCTGCTGTCCGGCGAGGAGCAGGGGTTGCTGGGCGGCAAGTTGCTGGCGAGTACGGCCAAGGCGCGCGGCTGGCAGGTTCGGGCGATGCTGAACAATGATATTGTCGGCAACACGACCGGGCTGAACGGGCGCATCGTGGCGGATCGGGTGCGGCTGTTTTCCGAAGGGATACGCTCCGTCGAGGATGCCAAGGCGGGGCTGACCCGGCGCGGCATCGGCGGCGAGGATGACGGGCCTTCGCGGGCGCTGGCCAAGGCGATTGACGCGATTGCCGAGGCCAATCCGCAGATCGGGCTGGACGTGTTTGCGGTGCGGCGGCCTGACCGTTTCGGGCGGGGCGGGGATCATACGCCAATGCTGGAAGCGGGCTATCCGGCGGTGCGTTTTTCGGTGGGGATCGAAAATTACGACCGGCAACATCAGGATTTGCGGGTCGAGGGCGGGCGCGATTATGGCGACACGGTCGTGGGTATGGACTTTCCCTATCTGGCGAAGGTGACGGCGCTGAATGTCGCGGCATTGCGGGCTTTGGCGAAGGCTCCGGCGGCGCCTGCGACTGTATCGCTGGACGGTGCGCTGTCGATGGATACGCGGGTGTATTGGGACGCGGTGCCGGGGGCGGCGGCCTATCGCGTATATTGGCGGCGGGCCGATGCGCAGGACTGGACCGATAGCCGCGTCGTGACGGGCGCGACCGAATGGCTGCTGAAAGATGTGGTGGTGGATGATCATTTTATCGGCGTGGCGGCGGTGGCCAGGGACGGGAGCGAGAGTATCGTGACGTTCGGCGGGATGGCGCCGCGCAAATAGGGGCGCGTTTGTCGCTGCCCCGGCAAGGGGAGGGCGATGGAGACTTCGCATATCGAATGGTTGGATGCGTGGCCGGACCAGCAGGCCAAGGTGCGGCGGTTGCTCAAGGAGGCGGGCCGCGACCGGGTAGAATATGAATGGGACTGGCTGGCGCGGCCGGGGCAACTGGCACCGGAGGGTGACTGGCGTGTCTGGCTGATGATGGCTGGGCGCGGGTTCGGCAAGACGCGGGCCGGGGCGGAGTGGGTGCGCGGAATTGCGGAGGCTGATCCTACCGCGCGGATCGCTTTGGTCGGCGCAACGCTGGGCGAGGCGCGGCGGGTGATGGTGGAAGGGGCGTCGGGCCTGTTGGCGATTGCGCCCTGGTGGTGCCGCCCGGTCTTTGCGCCTGCGCTACGCAAGCTGACATGGCCCAATGGCGCGGTGGCGACCCTGTTCGGCGCGGCGGAGCCGGAAAGTCTGCGCGGGCCGCAGTTCAGCCATGGCTGGGCCGACGAGATCGCCAAATGGCCCTTTGCGCAAGGGGCGTGGGACAATTTGATGATGGCGATGCGGCTGGGCAGGCGGCCACAGGTGATGGCGACGACGACGCCGCGCCCGGTGGCGCTGGTGCGGCGGCTGGTGGCGGATGCAGCGGCGGGGAGCGTGGTGGTGACGCGCGGGCGGACGGCGGACAATCGCGCGAACCTGGCCGACGGGTTCGTCGAGGCGATGGAGCGCAGCTATGGCGGCACGCGGCTGGGGCGGCAGGAACTGGACGGCGAGCTGATCGAGGAGGTGGAGGGCGCTTTGTGGAGCCGCGACCTGATCGAGCGGTGCCGGGTGGCGCATGTGCCGGGGGCAGGTGACGGGGCGGCGTTGCACCGGGTGGTGGTGGCGGTCGATCCGCCGGCGTCGGCGCATGGCGATGCCTGCGGGATCGTGGTGGCGGGCATCGGCGGTGACGGGCGGGCCTATGTGATTGCGGATGCGAGTGTCGAGGGGTGTTCGCCGGAAAGCTGGGCGCGGGCGGTGGCGGCGGCGGCGACCGTGCATGGCGCGGACAAGGTGGTGGCCGAAGCGAATAATGGCGGCGAGATGGTCGCCAGCGTGCTGCGCGCGGCGGACGAGCGGCTGCCGCTGAAGCTGGTCCATGCTTCGCGCGGCAAGGTGGCGCGGGCGGAGCCGGTGGCGGCGCTCTACGAGGCCGGGCGGGTGGCGCATCGTGGGGCGTTTCCGCAACTGGAGGATGAGATGTGCGGGCTGCTGACGGGTGGCGGCTATGTCGGGCCGGGACGATCGCCCGATCGCGCCGATGCGCTGGTGTGGGCGCTGACCGAGCTGATGCTGGGGAAGAGGGGGGAGGCGCGGGTGCGGGGGTTTTGAGGGGTGGCCAAGTTTCGACTTGGCTCAATCCTTCACCCTTGTGACGCACCACATATGGGGGTTACCAAAACAATCGAAGATGCCGAAAAAGCATCTGGTTTCGTTGAGCAATTGATCGGAACCATTGTAGCGCATCCAATTGCGTTTATATGCGTTATCCTTGCGATTGCGTTTGTGCTATGTTTCTTGCCCAATGGCGTTATCCGAGAGTTGATCGTTCACAGAACCGAAATGCGGAAACTGGATGAGCGTGTTGGCATTAGTCGGAAAAAATTAACGTCGAATCGGCAGAACAGACGGAAATGAACAGAGAGGGATGATATGTGGGTGATTGGAATCGCCGCCGTTATCCTGGCGGCTCCGTTTTTTGTCTCATGGTGGGTGCGCCGCAGTACTGTGCGCCTCGTTCTTGCAGATCGTGTTTGGGGAAACCTTGAGTCGAGCGCACAGGTGCTCCTTGAGGACAAAAGCCTTAATCCGATTTTGGGAGATTTGGTTGAGGCTTTGTCGCATCGAACGGGTGACGGAAGTTTAACCCGCGCGCTTCTCGTATCGGTAGTTTTTAAGCGTTCCCATACTCAAGATCAGGTTGCTAATGCTATCAACGAGTTGTCGGATGGGCAAGCGCGTCAATTTATGCGTTTTGCTATCTATGCAATTTTTTATGATAGTTTGCGTACATCCATTTCAGGCGGAATTTTGCGTCGGGTTGTGATGTATTGGCTTGAAACCACAGCAAAAGACACCAAGGCTTCGGTAAGTTCCTCCCAAGTTATGCCGATCGCTGTCGCAGCAGAGCGGGCTTATCATTTGGCATGACGTTATCGGAACTCATGGTCGCATCACTTGTTTGGAATTAGAGATTTCCAGAGAGGTAGCTACTGTGAATGCGATCAAAATTCTGGGCGCGCTGGTCGGGGCGACGCTGGTGGCGACGCCGGTGATTGCGGTGACGTTGAGCGCCAAGGAGCGCGCGCGGGTGGCGCGGGCGGTGCCGCGGGATCGTGATGATGTGCGCTATTGCCTGATCCAGGCGAAGAAGGGGCGCGACAAGGGCACGGTGATTGGCGCGGCCGGTGGTGCTGGCGTCGGGCTGATTGCAGGCGGCGGCTTGGGCGAGACGCTGCTGGGCGCGGGTGCCGGGGCGCTGGCGGGGCGGGTGATCGGCAAGAGCGAGGGGACGAATTCGACCTGCGACCGGGTGTTGCGGCGTAATCCTTGATTTAGCGTGAGGGGGCGTTGATCCCCCTCTCCCAGTTTCGGTAGGCGGCTTCGCCACCAACCTTCACTAGCCCTCTCCCCACCAGGGAGAGGGTTTTTGCGTTTTGGGGACAGGATATGAAATTTTTTGGGATGAAGGCCGCTGCGCCGGCGGATGTGCGGCCGGTGCTGGCGCGCGCCTGGGGGACGGGCGCGGTGGCGCTGGGGGAGTGGCCGGCCAGCTATGAGGCGCAGTTGCGCGCGGGGGTGATCGGCAATCCGGTGGCGCAGCGGGCGATGCGGCTGGTGTCGGAAGGCGCGGGGGCGACGGCTTTGAAAGTCGCTGGCGTGGCGGATGGGGCGCGGGTGCTGGCGCTGGTGGCGCGGGCGTCTGCGGGGCAGGGCCTGGTGGAGACTTTGGCCTGCCATTTGCTGTTGCACGGCAATGCCTATGTGCAGCTGATTGGCGGGGCGGACGGGATGCCGGCGGAGCTGTTTGCGTTGCGGCCCGAACGGGTCTCGGTGGAGGCGGATGCGCGGGGGTGGCCGGCGGCTTACCTCTATCGCGTCGGGGAGAGCGTGACGCGGCTGTCGCCCGAAGATGGGGCGGGGCGGACCACTGTGCTGCATCTGAAAAGCCTGCATCCGCTGGACGATCATTATGGATTGGGCTGTGTCGGCGCGGCGGCGGGAGCGGTGGCGATCCATAATGCGGCGACGGTGTGGAACAAGGCGCTGCTGGACAATGCGGCGCGGCCCAGCGGGGCGATGGTTTACGATCCGGGCGACGGATCGGTGATGGCGCCCGACCAATATGAGCGGGTGAAGCGCGAGATGGAGATCGCTTTTGCAGGCGCGGCCAATGCCGGGCGGCCGATGCTGCTGGAGGGCGGGCTGAGCTGGAAGGCTTTGAGCCTGACGCCGGCGGAGATGGATTTTGTGGGATTGAAGGCGGCGGCGGCGCGGGAGATTGCGCTGGCTTTCGGGGTGCCGCCGATGCTGATGGGGCTGCCCGGCGACAATAGCTACGCCAATTATCGCGAGGCGAACAAGGCGCTGTGGCGGCAGACGATATTGCCGCTGGTGGGGAAGATATGCGCGGGGCTGGGGCAGGGATTGAGCGGCTGGTGGCCGGGGCTGCGGATCGAGCCGGACCTGGATGGCGTGGCGGCGCTGAGCGATGAGCGGGCGGCGCTGTGGGAGCGGGTTGCGGGGGCGGATTTCCTGTCGGCTGAGGAGAAGAAGAGGCTGTTGGGGCTGTGAGGCGGGCGGCGGTTCCCCCTCTCCCAACTGCGCCTAGGCGGCTGCGCCGCCAAGGCTTCGTATCCCTCTCCCCCACGGGGCGAGGGGATTGGAGGGCGTGATGAAACAGGATGGCGAGATGCTGGCGCGGTTGGTGGCGCAAGCCGATGGCGGGCCGGGGGCCGCGGATATGGTGATGATCCGGGCGCTGGTGGAAGAGGCGAGCGAGCTGGGCGCGGGTCGGGCGCTGGAGCGGCTGGGGCTGGCCGACCGGCGGGCGGAGGGCGATGTGCGGGAGCTGCGCGAATTGCTGCGCGCCTGGCGCGACGCGAAGAAGGCGGCGCGCGGGGCGGTGATCGGCTGGATGGTGCGGATCGCGCTGGCGCTGCTGTTGCTGGGGATTGCGGTCAAGACCGGGCTGGTCGGGTTGGTCAGGGCGTGAGCGTGCGTCTGTCACCTGTTCCGTTCGGGCTGAGCGAAGTCGAAGCCCTTGGCCGAGCGGAGCGAGGTCAGAAGCCTTCGACAGGCTCAGGCAAACCCTTCGACAGGCTCAGGGCGAACGGGGGTTTTAGGGGCGATGACGTGCGCTTTGCGGGCTATGCGGCGATTTTCGATCGGGTGGACCGGGGCGGGGATGTGGTGCGGGCGGGGGCGTTTGGTGGCGTGCGCGCGGCGGGGGTGCCGTTGCTGTGGCAGCATGGGCCAGGGCAGGTGATCGGATCGGTCGAGCGGCTGGAGGAGGATGCGCGGGGCTTGCGCGTGATCGGGCGCGTGTCGGCACGGACGGCGGCCGGGCGCGAGGCGGCGGCGGGGTTGAAGGCGGGGGCGCTGGATGGGCTGTCGTTTGGATATAGGGTGCGCGAGGCGCGGGGGGCTGGACCGCGCGAATTGCTGGCGCTGGAGTTGGTGGAGGTGAGTCTGGTGACGCATCCGATGCAGGATGGGGCGCGGGTGATTGCGGTGGAGTGATTTACCCGGGGCGCGCCTACCCCTCATCCAACTTCGCCTAACCGGCAAGCCGGTAAGGCTGCGTATCCTTCTCCCCCCCCCCCAGGGGAGAAGGTTTTTTTGTGGGTTCTATATCCCTAGCCATTCCAGATCGCCGGGCAGATCATCGGCGCTATAGTCGAGTTGGAGAACGCGGCGGTGGCGGGGATTGGCGGCGGCGTCTGAAGCGTGGAGGATGGGCGTGGCGTAGAGCCAGATGTCACCGCGCGACGCGAGGCAGGCGACGGTGCCGCAGCGATCGACCATGGCTGGGACATCGCTTTCCGCGATGCGGCCATGCCGGTGGGAGCCGGGGGCGATGAGCAAAGGCGCGTTGTCGGCGTCGACTGGGTCGAGATGGATGCGCAAGGTACACATGCGGTCGAGCAGCGATTGCGGCGGGGCGACATGCTGGAGGCCGGATTTGATCGTCCAGGGGCCAAAGCCGGGTGTTTCGATGCGTTGACGCACGGCGATGGTGCGGTCCTGATGCCAGCCGAGCGCCCAGTTGGTGGCTTCGTTTTTGTCAAACAGGATCGCACGCACCGGCTTTGCGGCGTTGCCCAGATGGGCGGCGGCGTGGCAGCCGATGGGGCCGGTTGGCGCGAGAAATGGCGCGAGTTCGGCGAGGGCGGTCAGGCGTTGGCCGGGGCGGTCCTTTGGCAGCGTCGCTAGGGCGGTTTCGATGGTGGCGAGGGTGGTGGCGTCGAGGGCGGCGGGGATGTGTTGCGCGCCGTCGGTCTGGATGGTCAGGGGCATGGGGTTTTATGCTGTGCGGGGATGAGCGACGCAAGCGGCGCTTCCCCCTCATCCAACTTCGCCTAGCCAGCAAGCTGGCAAGGCTTCGTATCCTTCTCCCCCCAAGGGAGAAGGTTTTTGAGAGTTTCAGGGCGGTCCCATGCGGGGCCGCCCTTTTTCGTGTTTCAAGCAGCGGGAGAATGACATGACGGACGGCGTGACGGATGCTCTGGAGGGGAGCTTTGATGTGGTGCTTCAGGGGGAGCGGATTGCGGCTTTGGAGGCGGATTTGAGCGCGATGCGGGTGGCTATGCAGCGGCCGGCATTGGATGGGGTGAAGGGCGGGGCGGTTGATCCGGTGCGCGCCAACTTCGTCGATCGCTATTTGCGGCAGGGGCAGGAAGCGGGGGTGGAGCTGAAGAGCTTTTCGGGGGCTTCGGGGGCGACCGGCGGTTATGCGGTGCCGCGGGAGATTGATCAGCTGATCGATGCGACGCTCAAAAGCATTTCGCCCATTCGCACGATCGCCAATGTCGTGCGGACCGGGACGGCGGGCTATCGCAAGCTGGTGACGGCTGGCGGGATCGTGTCGGGCTGGGCCAGCGAGACGGGCGCGCGGGCCGAGACGGGGACGCCAAGCTTCAACGAGATTGCGCCGCCGTCGGGCGAATTGTTCGCCAATCCGGCGGCCAGCCAGGCGATGCTGGACGATGCGCAGTTCGATGTCGAGGGCTGGCTGGCGGGCGAGATTGCCCGTGAGTTTGCGGTGGCGGAAGGGGCGGCCTTCATCAACGGCAATGGCACGAACAAGCCCAAGGGCTTCCTGACCTATACGACCACGGACGAGGCGGACAGCGTGCGGGCGTTCGGCGCGCTGCAATATGTCGCGTCGGGCGCGGCGGGGGCTTTTGCCGCGTCGAACCCGGAGAATAAGCTGATCGACCTGGTGCAGAGCCTGCGTGCGCCCTATCGGCAGGGGGCGTCGTTCGTGATGAATAGCGCGACGCTGAGCGCCATCCGCAAGATGAAAACGAGCGATGGCGCGTTTTTGTGGCAGCCTTCGCTGAGTGCGGGGCAGCCCGCGACTTTGCTGGGTTATCCGGTGGTCGAGGCCGAGGATATGCCGGATATCAGCGCGGGCAGCCTGTCGATCGCCTTCGGCAATTTCCAGGCGGGCTATGTCATCGCCGAGCGCAGCGACACCAGCATCTTGCGCGATCCGTTCAGCAACAAGCCGTTCGTGCATTTCTATGCGGTCAAGCGGATCGGCGGGGCTGTGGCGAATAGCGAGGCGATTAAGTTGATGAAGTTTGCCGCTTCGTGAGGGGCGAGGGGGTGGTTCCCCCTCTTCCAACTTCGCCTAACCCGCTGCGCGGGTAAGGCTGCGTATCCTTCTCCCCCCAGGGGAGAAGGTTTTTGGGGGGAGGCTTTTGGGCTTTCCCCCTTTTTTGTGGGGAGAGGGGCGTGGCGATCACGGGGTTGGAGATGGTCGATCTGGTGCGCGAGGTCTGCCATGATGGCGGGGCCGGGCCGCTGCTGCTGGGTGGGGCGGTGCTGGGGTATCGGGGATTTGCGGCAAGCGTCGGGGCGGGCGCGGCTTTTCCTTATGCGATTTTGAGCGTGGTCCATCCGGCGGAGTGGGAGTGCGGCGTCGGCGGGCTGGACGTAGAGGGGCGGCTGGCGCGGACGCCGACGGCCTCTTCGGCAGGTGGCGCGGCGGTGGATTTTGCCGTGGGCGAGAAGCTGGTGGTGTTGACGCCCCATGCGGATTGGCTGGCGGCGGTCGAGGCGCATGGGCATGGGATCGGTGAGATTGGCGGCCTGGCGGCGGCGCTGGCGGGCAAGCAGGCGGCGAGCGGGGAGCTGGACGCGATTGCGGCGCTGGCGACGAGCGGGTTCGGGCGCGGGGCGCTGGTGCAGGCGGATGCGGCGGCGATGCGCGCCTATATCGGCGCGGGGACGAGCAGCACTGTCGGCACGGTGACGCAGGTGGCGGGATCGGGCGGGACGACCGGGCTGACCGTCAATGGCGGGCCGGTGACGGGCGCGGGGACGCTGACGCTGGGCGGCACGCTGGCCATCGAGCATGGCGGCACCGGGGCAGTGAGTGCGGCGGGGGCGCGGACGGCGCTGGGACTGGGATCGGCGGCGACGCAGGCGGTGGGGACGAGCGGGGCGAGCGTGCCGTTGCTCAATGGCGCGAACAGCTTTTCCGCGACGACGACATTTTCGAGCAACTGCGTGTCCACGCGGGTCGGGCAGGCCATTGAGGTGGGCCATTATCTGCGCGCCGATGCAGGCTATAATTGCCGGCATTATTATCAGACCGGCACATCGACCCGGTGGGATGTCGGCAAGACCGCGGCGGCGGAAAGCGGGAGCGACGCCGGGTCGAACTTCACCTTCAACCGCTATGGCGACAGCGGTGCCTATATTTCGACGGTGCTGACGCTCAGTCGATCGAGCGGGCTGGCGACGTTCGGCCATGGCGTGGCGCTGAGCAGCACCAGCGCGGCGCTGACGGTGGGCAATGGCGCGAGTGCGACGCTGGGGAGCGTGGCGCCGCTGGCCTGGGTCAGCGCGCGGGCCAATTCGCAGAGCAATGCCAACACCACGCCGCAGGAATCGCTGCGCCTGTCCTGGCAGGAAGGGTCGCAGGATCTGGGTGTGGGTGAGGGCAATGCGATCAATTTTTCGGCGTCGCTGGCGGGGGACGGGACGGTCTTTTATCCCGTCTGCCAGATTGCCAGTTACAAGGAAGCCAGCGCCGATAGCGACCGCCGATCATCGCTGATCTTTTCGACCAGCGACGATGGCACGGTGGCGGTCAGCGAGAAGATGCGGATCACGGCGGCGACCGGGGTGATGGTCAATGCGGTGCTGCAACCGCTGACCGACAATGTGCGGACATTGGGGAGCGCGGCGAGCCGATGGTCGGTCATCTACGCCGCTACGGGCACGATCAACACGTCCGATGCGCGCGCGAAATGCGATGTCGCGGCGGTGGATGATGCGCTGCTCGACGCCTGGGGCGATGTGCAGTGGGTGACCTATCGCTGGCGCGACGCGGTGGCGGCGAAGGGTGACGAGGCGCGGGTGCATGTCGGGCTGATGGCGCAGGGGGTGCGCGACGCGATCGACGCGCGGCTGGGCGCGGGGGCGGCGGTGCGGCTGGGGCTGCTGTGCTGCGATGATTTGCCTGACGGCGCGGTGCGATGGGGGCTGCGTTATGACCAATGTTTTGCGCTGGAGGCGGCGTGGCAGCGGCGGCGGCTGGACCGGATCGAGGCGCGGATCGACGCGCTGTTGGCGGGAGACGGCCATGATGCAGGGTGAGGCGATTGGCGCGCGGGCGATCAGCGACGGGCGGTCCGATCCGCGTGCGAGCCGATGGAGCGGTGCGTGGCGGGCCGGGGTGCGGCCGGGGCAGGGGCTGCGCGTGACAGGAGGGCGGGCGGACGAGCGCCCGGTGGCGGACGGGGGGAGTAGGATCCGATGAGCCTGTATCTGAAGGATGCCGACAGCCGGATCGACCATGGCGTCGACTGGTCGGCCTATCTGGCGGGGCAAAGCGTCGTTGCCAGCGTGTGGAACGTGGTGCCGGTCGAGGCGGGCGGGCTGACGATTGAGGCGTCGGCTTTCGAGGCGGCGCGGACCAGCGTGCGGGTGAGCGGGGGGGTGGTCGGGCATCTGTATCGGCTGACCAACCGGGTCACTTTGTCCGACGGGCAGGTGGATGAGCGGTCGGTGACATTTCGGGTGGAGGAACGGTGATGCTGGCGCAGGATGAGAGCGGGGCGCTGGCGGCGTCTTTGGCCGAGCTGAAGGCCTATTTGCGGATCGAGACGAGTAGCGAGGATGCGGTGCTGGCCGGCTTGCTGCGGAGCGCGGCGGCGTTGTGCGAGCAATTTGTCGGGCAGTGGCTGATCGTGCGGGGTGCGCGCGAGACGGTGGCAGGCGACGGGAACTGGCAAAGGCTGGGCGCGCGGCCTGTCGTCGCGATCGAGAGTGTCGAGGCGGTGGAGGCGGATGGCGGGGCGGTGGCTTTGCCGGTCGATGCCTATGCGATCGACATTGATGCGGCGGGCGAGGGATGGGTGCGATCGACGCGGGCGGGGGACCGGCGGCGGTTGATGGTGCGCTATGCGGCGGGGATGGCGAGCGAGATGAACGGGCTGCCCGAAGCGCTGCGGCAGGGGATCGTGCGGCTGGCGGCGGAGCATTTTTCTGCGCGCGGGACGGAGAGCGCCGCGCCGCCTGCGGTGGTGAGCGCGCTTTGGCGACCCTGGCGGCGGATGCGGTTGCGATGAGGGCGGCGCTGGCGCGGCTGGTGGAACAGCGGGCGGCGCGCAGGCGGGCGGCTGTGGCGGCGGCGCTGGCGGAGGTTGGGCTGGTCGTGGCGGTCGAGGGGGATGCGGTGCGGGTGTCGGGACGTGGGCTGGCGGCGCGCTGGTGGCGGGATCTGGCGCTGAGGGACGCGGGAAGGGGTGGGTTATGAGCGCTGAAGTGGCGGTGCGCGCGGCGGTGATCGATGCGCTGCGGGCGGATAGCGCGCTGATGGACGGGCTGAATGGGCTGTTTGATGGTGAGCCGGTGCGGGCCAGCCTGCCCTATGGCGTGGTTGGCGAATGCATCGGCGCGGACTGGGGCGGCAAGGATGTGGCGGGGCGCGAGGTGCGGTTGACGATCGGCCTGCATGACGGCGGGGAGACGCCGGGACGGCTGGCGGGGATGATCGCGCGGATCGACCCGGTGCTGGCGGGGGTCGCGGTGCGCGACGGGTGGCGGATCGTGACCGCACGGCTGGTGCGGTCGCGCGTGGCGCGGGCGTCGCGGCAGGGTGGTGGGTGGTCGGCGGTGGTGGATTATCGGGTGCGGGCTGTGCGGGAGGGGTAGGGGGGCGTATCGCACCGAGCGTCGTGCCCCCTCTCAACTGCGGCTAGGCAGCAGGCTGCCAAGCCTTCGTATCTCTCCCCGGCGGGGAGAGAGGGAAGATGTGGTGCGTCATCGCTCCCCTTAATCGGGGAGAGAGATTCCCGTCAGCCCGGCTTGTTATAGTCCTCATATTCCGCGGTGATTTTGTCGACATATTCGGCGATCTGGTCGTCGGCGTCGGCTTGCGCTGCCTTTTCGGACATGCCGTCGGCCTTGTCGGCGGCGACGATCGCGGCGCGGAAGGTGGCTTCCTTGGCGGCGCAGGTCTTTTTCATGTCGGACTGAAAATCGCCGAGCGTCAGCTTCTTTTCCAGGCCCGGTTTGATCTGGTCGGCCAGACATTGGGAATAGGCCTTGCGGCCCAGGCCGACAGCGTCTGCGGCGGGGGCTGCGGCCAGCAACATGAGCGGTGCGATGAAGATCATTGAGACTCTCCTTAACCAGCGTTTTGCACGCTTTATCGGAAGAAAGGATGCGCCATGGGCGTCGAAAAGGGAAGTGCGTTTCTGTTGAAAGTGGGGGATGGCAACATTCCGGCAACATATGCGACCGTGGCGGGGATGCGCACTACGCAATTGTCCGTGAATGGCGAGGCGGTGAACATCACGTCCAAGGATTCGGGCGGCTGGCGCGAATTGCTGTCGGGTGCGGGGGTGCGTTCGGTCAGCGTATCGGCGGCGGGGCTGTTCACCGGATCGGCGGCGGAGGTGCGCATTCGCAACCATGCGCTGTCGGGCACGATCGAGGATTATGAGCTGAGTTTCGAAAGCGGCGAGCGGATGCGCGGGCGCTTTCTGGTGACGCGGCTGGACTATGCCGGGGACTATAATGGCGAGCGCAATTATGCGCTGAGCCTGGAAAGCTCCGGCGCGGTGGTGTCGGAATGAGCGGCGTGAATGAGGCGCGGGGCGAGGCGGCGCTGGAGATTGGCGGGGACGTGCTGGCGTTGCGGCCCAGCTTTGCCGCGCTGGTGGCGGTAGAGGCGGAACTGGGACCGCTGTTCGCGCTGGTCGAGCGGGCGGCGGACGGGAAATTGTCGCTGGGCGATCTCGTGGCCTTGTTCTGGCATTGCCTGGTCGATCGGGATCGGATGGATCGCGAGACGCTGGGCGAGGCGATATTGGCGGTGGGGCTGGCGAAGGTGACGCCGGTGCTGAAGGCGATCTTGCAGCAGATATTGGCGGGGAAATGACGGGCTTTGCGCAAGGGGCGGCGCGGCTGGCGGGGGTGGCCGGATGGCTGCTGGGCTGGCGGCCGGATGAGTTTTGGCGCGCGACTCCGGCGGAGCTGGCGGCGGTGCTGCGGGCGGCGCGGGAGGATGAGGTTGTGGATGCGGGGGTCGATGGGGTGGTTCTGGATCGGTTGCGGGCGATGTTCCCGGATTGATCTGGCGTGGAACCCCCTCTTCCAACTGCGCCTAGGCAGCAAGCTGCCAAGGCTTCGTATCCTTCTCCCCGCCGGGGAGAAGGTGATTTTTTGATCGGGAGGCGCTGGTGGACGAGGAAATCGAGACGCTGGTGGTGCGGGTTCGGGCGGATACGCAGGGGTTGAGCCGGGACGTGGAGGCGATGCGGGCCGGGATTGAGGGGCCGCTTGGTGATGGGGCCGAGCGGGCCGGAAGGCGGATCGAGCAGGGGCTGTTGCGGGCGGTGCGGACCGGCAAGTTCGGCTTTGAGGATTTGCGGCGGATCGCGCTGTCGGTGCTGGACGAGATTGCGGCCAGTGCTTTGCGCGGGGTGATGGGCAGCGCTGGCGGCGGGGGTGGCCTCGTCAATCTCGGCGCTTCGTTGCTGACGTCGGCATTGGGGCTGCCGGGGCGGGCGACGGGCGGGCCGGTGACGCCGGGGCGGGCCTATATGGTCGGCGAGCGCGGGCCGGAGATGTTCGTGCCGACGAGCAGCGGGCAGGTGGTGGCGCATGGCGGTGGCGCGCGGGATGTGCGGGTGAGCATCGCCGTGAATGGGCGCGGGCAGGAGAGCGAGGCGCGGTTGCTGGCGCGGAGTGCGCGGCAGGTGGCGCGGGCGGTGAAGGGGGCGCTGGGCTGATGGCGGGCATCGACTATTGGCTGGCGGATGCGCGGCGGGGGCAGGAGATGCGCTGGATGAAGCGCTTTGCGCCGACCCACTGGACCGTCAATTTCCCGCGCCCGATGATGGCGAGTGTGGTCACGACCGGGGCGGACTCGCTGCGGGTGGATGCGCTATTCTACGGGTCGGGCGATCTGGCGGGGTTGATCTGGGAGGCGGCGGACGGGTGGAGCCATCCTTTGCTGGCCTATGAGACCGCGCGGGATTTTCGCGCTTGCGTGCTGCGGTTTCGCTGGCGGAGCGGGGGGCTGCGCCAGTTGGACGAGACGCATGGGCCGACGCTGACGATCGAGGGGCGGGACGCGGCGGGCAATCCGCGCGCCTGGTATGTGCGCTTGTGGAACTATGCGAGTGGTGTGCCGGAAGATGCGGTTATCACGCTGAATTTTGCCGCGATGGAGGGCGGCTTCCTGCTGCCGGGCGAGGCCGATCCGGTGTGGGCGGGCGATGTGGACCGGATGTTCATATCGCTGGTGCCGCCAGACTATGATGCGGGGGATACGGCCTTTGCTGGCGCGGTCGAGGGCTGGGCTGAGCTGTCGGACATGGCGTGCGACGGGGCGGGGGCCGTGCTGGGGACAGGTGACGTCATGGTGCCGGAGCATGGGCTGGCCATGGCGACGGGCTATGATGACTGTTTCAACCAGACGCCGGAGCGGGTGGTCGCGGCGATCCATGCGCTGGGCTATCGCGGGGCGATCAACCATTATGTGGGGATGAGCCATTATTTCCGGCTCGAACGGGTTGGGGCTGGGCTTTACGTCAGTCTGGCAGGTGGCGTGCTGAACGGGCCGTGCGCGGCGTGGCATCGGGATTTTGCGGCACGGGCCAAGGCGCTGGGTTTCGATGTGATCTGGTCGCTATCCTATGAATTGTTCGATGCGCATTGCTGGAATGACTGGAAGCAGCGGGCGGAGAATGGCGATCCGGCGCTGACGGGGTGGGTGCCGCCGTCTACCCTGCTGTCGCCTGCGCATGGCGGGGCGATGGCTTATTTGCAGGCTGTGGCTGGTGCCTTTGTTTTCATTGGGTTGGAAGCGGGACTGCCGATCCTGTTTCAGGTGGGCGAGCCCTGGTGGTGGGTGGTGCCGGGCGACGGGCGGATCTGCATCTATGACGATGCGGCGCGGGCGGCCTTTGGCGGCAGTCCGGTGTCGATTGCGAGCATCTGGGGCGCGCTGGACGGGGCGCAATGCGCTTTGCTGGATCAGGCGGGGGCGGTGCTGGCGGCATCGACGGCGGCCCTGTGTGCGGCAGTAAAGGCGGTCGCGCCGGGGGCGGTGACGCATTTGCTGGCCTATTTGCCGACGATACTGGACCCACGCGCGCCGGAGGCCAAGCGGGCGAATATGCCGGTGGGGTGGGCGTCGCCTGCCTTCGATGTGCTGCAACTGGAAGATTATGACTGGGTGACCGAGGGGCGACCGGGGCTGACTGCGCGGGGCGTGGAACTGGCGACGGCGCGGCTCGGCTATCCGGTGGAGGAGCAGCATTATCTGGCGGGCTTTGTGCTGTTGGGGAGCCAAGCGGCGCAGTGGCGCGAGATTGTCGCGGCGGCGCAGGCGTCGGTGGCGCGGGGGACGGCGGCGACCTTTGTCTGGGCGCTGCCGCAGGTGTGCCGCGATGGCTTTGTCGCGTTCAGGATCGATGGAGAGGATGGGATGCAAGCCTTTGATGATGTGCTGTTTCCTTTGGCTATTGGGCGGGAGGCGAGTCTTTCGCCGGTCTTTTCGACGCAGATTGTCGAAAGCCCGTCCGGGCATGAGCGGCGGAGCAGCGACTGGGCGGATGCGCGGCTGTCCTTCGATGCCGGGCCGGGGGTGCGGTCCGAAGCGGACATTGGGGCGCTGATCGCGTTTTTCCGGGCGCGGCGGGGCGCGGCGCGGGGGTTCCGGTTTAGCGATCCCTATGACGATCGCAGCGGGGCGATGGGGCAGGCGCCGGGGCCGCTCGACCAGAGGCTGGGCGTGGGGGACGGGGTGCAGGCCGCGTTCCAGTTGATGCGCTATTATGGTGTGGGGGAGGATGCGCAGGGGCGGGTCATCACCCGGCCAGTGGCGGGGACGATCCGGGTGGCGGCGGATGGCGTCGAGATGGTCGGCGGGTGGAGCCATGAGGGGATGGGGATCATCGCCTTTGACGAGCCACCCGGCGAGGGCGTGGTGCTGACCGCCGGGTTCCGTTTTGACGTGCCGGTGCGCTTTGCCGAGGATCGGCTGGACATCAACCGTGCGACCTTTGCAGCGGGCGAAGCGCCGTCGGTGCCGCTGGTGGAGATACGCGAATGAGCATGATCGAGGCGCTGGAGCAGCCGCTCGTCACTTTGGCCTTTTGCTGGCGGATCGAGCGGCGGGATGGGGTGACGATCGGGCTGACGAGCCATGACCGCGATCTGGTGATCGGCGGGCTGACCTATCGCGCCGCGCCGGGGATGACGCCATCGGCGATCCGTAGCGGGATCGGGCTGGAGGGCGAGGATAGCGATCTGGCGGGAGCGCTTTCCAGTGATGCGATCAGCGAGGCGGATTTGATGGCGGGGCGCTGGGATGGCGCGGCGCTGGAGCTGTGGCTGACGCATTGGGAGGCACCGGGCGACCTGTGGCTGTCGCTGGCGCGGGGCGAGATTGGCGCGGTGGCGCGCAAGGGGGCGGCGTTCAGCGCGGAACTGATCGGCGCGGCGGCGGTGATGGGGGCGGCGGTCGCGCCATCGACGTCGCCCGATTGTCGCGCCAGCCTGGGCGACCGGGCGTGTCGGGTCGATCTGGCGGGGCGGCGGCGCGTGGTGGCGGTGGCTGGGGTCGAGGGTGCCGAGGTTGCTGTCACCGGGCTGGTGGCGGGGCATTATGCGTTCGGGACGTTGCGCTGGCTGGGCGGGGCGAATGCGGGGCTGGTGCAGGCGGTGGTGGATAATGGGGCGGACGGAGTGACGTTGGCTGATCCGCCCGCCTTTGCGGTGATGGCGGGGACTTTGGCGCTGCTGACGGAAGGATGCGACCGGCAGATGGCGACCTGCGCGGGGCGCTTTGGCAATGGGGTGAATTTTCGGGGTGAGCCTTATCTGCCGGGGATGGATCTGCTGACCCGCTATCCCGGCGCATGAGCGCGGTGGAGCGGGCGCGGGCGCTGGTGGGCGTGCCGTTTCGGTTGCATGGGCGGAGCGTGGCTGGCGTGGACTGCGTCGGGCTGGTGGCGCTGGCGCTGGGGCGGGGTGCGCCCCATGCTTACGGGTTGCGCAGTGGCGATGTCGGGCGGGCCGAGGGCTGGCTGCGCGCGGCTGGGCTGGTGCCGGTGGCGGGCGGTGCGCCTGGCGATGTGGCGCTGGTGCGGCCGGGGCCTTTGCAATTGCATCTGATGATCTGTGTGCCCGGCGGCTTCGTCCATGCCCATGCCGGGTTGCGGCGGGTGGTCGAGATGCCGGGGGCGTCGCCCTGGCCGGTGATGGGTTGGTGGGCCTTGATATGAATGTGCTCCCGCGAAGGCGGGAGTCCAGTCCCACGGCCTGAACTGGGCTCCCGCCTGCGCGGGAGCACGATGCGATTTGGGAGACATTTATGGCGACGGTGGTGCTGAGTGCGGTAGGCACGGTGATTGGCGGGCCGATCGGCGGGGCCATCGGGGCGCTGATCGGCAATGCGATTGACCATGCCGTGCTGTTCAAGCCCAAGGGGCGGGAAGGGCCGCGCCTCAACGAGTTGCAGGTGCAGACATCGAGTTACGGGACACAGGTGCCGCAATTGTTCGGCACGATGCGGGTGGCCGGGACGGTGATCTGGGCCACCGACCTGCGCGAGACGAAAACGAAAAGCGGCGGCGGCAAGGGGCGGCCGAGCGTGACGAGCTATAGCTATTCGGCGAGTTTCGCGGTGGCTTTGTCGGCGCGGAAAATCCGGTCGATCGGGCGGATCTGGGCCGATGGCAATTTGCTGCGTGGGGCGGCGGGGGACTTCAAGAGCGCGGTGACTGCGTTTCGGGTGCATGACGGGGGCGAGGATCAGCCGGTCGATCCACTGATCGCGGCGGCGCAGGGCGTGGGGGAGACGCCTGCGCATCGGGGACAGGCCTATGTCCTGTTCGAGGATCTGGCGTTGGAGGATTATGGCAATCGCATCCCGTCGCTGACGTTCGAGGTGGAAGCGGACGCGGGGGCGGTGGCGATCGAGACTGTGGCGGCGGCGGTGAGTGCGGGGCGGATCGGCGGGACCGGACTGGCCAGTGTCGCGGGCTATGCCGCGAGCGGGGCGGATGTGCGCGAGGCTATCACGCCGCTGGTCGAGGCGCATGGGTTGGCGTTGCAGGGGCTGACGCTGATGGCGGCGGGCGAGAGCGTGGACGAGATTGGCTCTGGCGCGCTGGCGGCGCGGGTCAATGGGCGGCTGGTCGATGCGGTCGAGCAGTCCGGCGGGGCGGCGGATGGGGTGCCGGTGGCGCTGTCGCTACGCCATTATGACGCGGCGCGCGATTATCAGGCGGGGGTGCAGCGGGTGACGCGACCGGGGCCGGGGCGCAGCGAGCGCGGGATCGAGCTGCCTGCGGTGCTGGCGGCGGATGCAGCGCGGGGACTGGCGGGCGAGCGGCTGGCGAGTGGCTGGACCGGGCGGGCGACGATGGTGCTGCGGTGCGGCTGGGCGGCGCTGGGGCTGGCGCCGGGCATGGTGGTGCGGGTGGCCGATGCGCCGGGGCTATGGCGGATCGAGGAGCGCGAGTGGGAGGCGATGGCGGTGCGGCTGTCACTGCGGCGGGTGCCGGGGGCTGGCGGGGTGATGCCCGGCGGCGCGTCGTCCGGCGTGATCGTGCGGCAGGTGGATGCGCCGCATGGGGTGACGACGCTTGTGCTGGCTGACCTGCCGCGCCTGACCGACGGGGTGGCGAGTGCGCCGCTGGTGGTCGCGGCGGCGAGCGGGGGGCCGGGATGGCGCAGCGCGGCGCTGTTTGCGATGAGCGGGACGGGCGAGGCGGTGCCGATCGGCCGGAGCGCGCCGCGGGCGGTGTTGGGGGTGGCCGATAATGCGCTGTCGCCGGGTAGCGTGACGATGGTGGACGGGCAGAACGCACTGCTGGTGACGGTGCTGGCGGCGGATATGGATTTGTTGTCGGCGGACGAGGCAGCGTTGGCGCAGGGGCGGAACCTGTGTCTGCTCGGCCAAGAGCTGATCCAGTTTGGCGCGGCGGTGCAGACGGGCGAGGCGAGCTATCGGCTGACCGACCTGCGCCGGGGGCTGCGCGGGACGGAATGGGCGATGGCGGGCCATGCGGCGGGCGAGGCCTTCCTGCTGATCGAGGAGGAACGGCTGGTCGAGCCGCTGGCGACGCTGGGCGGGACGGGCGAGGTTGGCGGGACGGTGCAACTGTCGGCGATCGGGCTGGGCGATGTGGAACCTGTCGTGGCCGAGGTGGCGGTGACGGGTGAGGCGCTGATGCCGCCTGCGCCGGTGCATCTGACGGCGCGGGCGGACGGGGGTGGCAGGACGATTGGCTGGACGCGGCGGAGTCGGGCGGGGTGGCGCTGGAGCAGCGGGGGTGACGTGCCGCTGGGCGAAGAGAGTGAGCGCTATGTCGTGCGGGTGCTGGATGGCGATGTCGTGGTGCGCAGTGCCGAAACGGTGGTGCCGGGCTGGACCTATGACGCGGCGATGATCGCGGCGGATAGCGGTGCCGGGCATGACGGTGCGCTGAGCGTGGAGGTGCGGCAGCTCGGCACCTTTGCGACCGGGCGGGCGGGGGTGATCGGGATCACCACCTGACGGGCGATGTCGGATTTGGGATGGGAGCGATGGTGATGGACATGACGGCGCGATGGGCGATGCCGATGCTGTTTGCGGGGCAGGCGCAGAAGGAAATTTTCCACAATGAGGCGCTGGTGCGGATCGATGCGCTGCTGCACGGCAGGGTCGAGAGCGCTGATGTGGCGACGCCGCCAGCGACGCCAGAGCTGGGCCAGTGCTGGATCGTGGCGGCAGGCGCGACCGGGGACTGGGCGGGGCAGACAGGGTCGGTCGCCTGCTGGACCGACGGGGGGTGGCGCTTTGTTCCGCCGAGGGCCGGGCTTTCGATCGATGTGGCGGACCGGGGCCATGCGCTTTTTCATGACGGAAGCCTGTGGCGGGACGCATTGGTGCAGGCCGATGGGCTGTATCTGGAAGGGGAGAAAGTGGTTGGTACGCGGCAGGCGGCGATCAGCACGCCGGCTGGCGGGGCGGTGATTGACGCAGAGGCGCGCTCTACGCTGGCCGCCATTCTCGTTGCTTTAAGGACACACGGGCTGATCGAAAGCTGA